AAAAATAAATAATAATATAAAATAATCATAAATTTTTTGTTCTTTTTCCACCTAGTGATAATGGATCACTAAGAATATTAAATTCAAAATAATCTTCAAAAAGTGGATCAAAATGTAATAAATTGTAGTGGGGTTTTTTGTTTAAAATTTCTTGTCTGTAATGATTAAAAACTTTCTTTCCATACCAAAAACAATTTCTCAAAACTGCATTACAATTATCTTCACAAGCTTGATCTTCACTTATCATAAATTCACTTTTGCGAATCCAATTTAATGGTTCCAACATTGCATCATGTTTCATTAGAGGAACATATCGATTCATCATTGTTCCTGTTGTGTTTTTTAAAAATACACAATCTGTTACTTTCTGAAAAGTAAACGTATTTCCTTTACTCCCATTTGTTAATATCACTCCATATTCTAATAAAACATCCGCAATAGCTTCACCATGAAACCAGTCCACAATAGAAGTGTGCACGCTAATTACAATATCATCACCAAAACTAGCTGTTCGCACAAAACGATGATAATAATACAATCCACGATATTCTCTTGGAGCTAAATATAACCAAGCTCTACGTATATTTGCTTCATTAGAATCAGTATTTAGAAGAGCAGTGATCAAAGATCCTGAATTCGTTCCACCAATTAACTCGTATACAACCCAAGCTCGTAATTCTTTATTAAATGCTATGTGTTTTCCATGTGTTTCAAATTCCCGGATTGTACGACGAATGACTTGATTTTCTGAATCCTTATACCATGCATCTGCTAATCTAAAAAATAATTCAACATTATCAATCGCATTATTACCATCCATTGCTGTATAATCTATATCAATTGCGTGATCCATTCCTACATTTGCCAGTTCTCGAATATGTTCATCCCATTCAATACTATCCTTATTAATGCCAATTCTCGAAAAAGTTTTATTTTTAAGTTTTACACGATGTTCAATATAACTCCCATAATATTTTTTGAAAATAATTGTATATATAACAGATGCTGATGAAAATAATCTTGTTTTTCCTTCTAAAACTTTTTGTATAGGTCTTCTCTCATCTTTAAGACAATCAACCCATGGTAAAAAAGGAACAATACCTTCTTTAAACATATTTTCATAATGAACAATCAGTTGGTCTAATTCTTCATTTGGTTTCCACATTTCATCTTCAAAAACAAACAATTTTCGTTTTTCTCCTCCTTTACCTAAACATGAAAAAGGAAAACCAGGTGATGTTGACATATCTAATCCTTTTATATCTCCTTTACCATTTATTGCTTCGAGTGTTGTTAATATTTCTGGTTCTACATCTGTTGGAACATCTATATCATCAAACATTGATTCAAAACTAAATCATTCACTTTTTCTGGATGTAATTTTTTAACTTTCCCATATTTATTAACACCTTCTAACAATAAATCTCTATCTCCTAACCTTTTATCATGAATATTTATAATAGCAGGTATTGTTGTATGTTCTTGAATTTCATCATATAAAGGACTTCTTATTATTTCTGTTTTTCCTACTGGATATGATCTACAACCATTAAGAATTCCTAACGGCGCTATAGATGGTCCATATCGTCCATGTAAATTTTGTGGTTCAACAAACATTTGACTTTCCCCTACACAATGATGGTAATCTTCTTGTTCCAAATGAACTCCAAATGCTTCCAAACCTTTTTCCAAAAGATCTCTTGAAACACGAGTTGAAACTCCATATGTAACACCATTGCTCGTTTTATATCCTGCAATGTGAATTCCAACAATTTTTGGTTGTATTTCATTAGTTGATATATAACTACCACAATCACCTTTCATTGTTGGTAAACAATATCTGAAAGATTTTGCTACTGCCCATGCACTTTTACCAACATTATAAATCATAATAAAATCATCTCCATCCACTGTTGTGGTTCTAATCAAACGATGTTGTTCTCTATCAATGCCATTAAAATTAATGCTTTTTCCTTTTAATACATGATCAAATGGTATAAAATGATTCATTATATTACGTTTGGCAGAAATTTGTGAATCACATTGATATAAAACAACATCACTCATATCATCACCATCCTTGTATAATTCAACTAATTCAGAACTTTTAAATTTCTGATTAATTGTTTGTCCATTAGCCATTTCTATAACAAATTCAGTATTATCATTAATAAAATTAATTTTCTGGTTATCTAATTTCCATATAATATCTGATGACATCTTAGTTGTTTCACCACTATCATCACAAAATATATGTCTAACTGTTAGTAACGTTCTACCTTTAATAAATAATCCATGAACACGTTTTCCATTAACAACAATACTGCATTGATTATTAATCATAAATTCTGGAGTATAATTTTGTCGAGAACCTGTTATTACTTTCATTGTGTTTGGAGATTTTGTTACAGTAGTACCAGATTGATCTTCACCTAATATACCTTCAAATGTTGTTCTATTATAAATATAAATACCAATTAATACCATAGCAATTCCTCCACCAAATAATGCCAATTTTCCAATATGTTCATACCATAAACGTTTGCGTGGTTTCACATCAATAATAAATTCACGAATGGTGTAAACATCTTTTTCCTTCATCATACGTATAAGAGAATGATCCGTTTTCACATCATATAAAATATAATTTAACATTCTCATACCTAAAGAGGTATTTTTATCTTGTTTTTCACCAAACATAGATTTTAAAACTTGCTCTTGATAGTCACTTCTCTGTGTTCCTTGTGATATATCCATACCATTATTGCCTTTATAAGCATATTTTTCAACACTATGTTGAATAATTTGACTAGTTGTTAGATACTTTTGATAAGCTGCTAAAACCACATCATGAATTGATGATATACCATGAACAACTTCTTTTTTCCTATCCATTTTTGTTCCTGCTGATTTAAATACTTCAAATGCCATTTTTTCCAAATCATGTCCAGGTTTGGCGTGTGATGGAAACACGATATTTAAATGCGGTCTTCTCTCTATAGCTTCACAAAAATTTATTGTTTTACTTCCTGATATGCAATCCACATTACTAAGTAAAACAACTAAATCAGGACTATATTGTTGACCTTTATATCCTAATTCAGGTTTACTATAATCTACTGAAGCCATTGGTGGTATAAATGCTGCTCTAGAAACTAATGATATAATTTCTGGAAATTCAGTTTCTTCAGTTTGTTGCGCAAAATCATCATACAAGACAATTCTATGATTGTCCACAGATAATCCATCCCAAAACTCAATGCCTGGATTTCTAACATAAGTTAAATCCTTAACTATTTCTTCTATTTTTCGACCTTTAAACAACGGACTAACCATAGAAGCCCAATATGTTGATTTTGCACACCCTGGTGGTCCTATTATTCTTATACAGAATGGTTCTCTTTCTCGTTGGATACCCATATTCACAGTGTTTATCATTTCACTCATGATTTTCAACCATCTTGTAACATTTATATCAACCATAACGCCTTCATCTATAACATATTTTTCAAATTCCACAAGTAAATCCTTAGCTTCTTTGCGTAATTCAATTATTTCTTCTTTATCAGCAGAAATATCAATTGCTAATTTGACTTTTAATGCAGCTTGTGCCAATCTAGATGGTAATGAATCTTCTTTCTTCAATTCCATTAATAA